AAGTGCTGCCATCATCTTAGGTGCAACCATACGACCAATTCTCTCAGCGCTTTGGTCAAATCTTTTAGCTACAGTTTCTTTATCTGACTTCATTATAAAATCTTCAGGTAATGACATAATTCTTTTTAGTTCTGGCACAGTAAACTTTCTATGCTTCATAGGATGAAATACACCAGACACTACAGTTTGTTGACCTCTTTGTGTTAATGTAGGACAAGGTAAATCTTGACAAGGCCTAATCATATTAAACATAGACCTTTTAGGATTAATATCAATAAATCTTTCATCAGATGGTTTTAAATGTTTAGGTGGGTCAAACTCTAACAGTTCTATCCATTTCTTTTGAAAACCACCTTGAACATAATCTAATAACATTTGTTCCTCATCTTTATCGTTTTCAATATCTTCAAGTGCGTGTCTTAATGTTACCAACTCATCATTTTCTCTTGGAAATATATTACCAAGTGTCATAAAATTTAAACCAACAGACTCACAAACATCTTCTCTAACACAAACAAACATAGTTCTTTCTCTTGCTTGTGGAACACCATAATGTGCAGCATTCATAACTTTATAAGTTACATCATAACCTATATTTTGAAATGCATTAATAAATTCGTTTAACTTCTTCTTGGCTTCACCTGCAGTAATACCTTTTACATTTTCTGCAACAATAACTTTTGGTTTAATCTCTTTTGCTATTCTAACATATTCTAAAAATAAGTCTTCAATATTTTCTACTTTCTTACCTTCTGAATATTCTTTCTCTTGGTCCCAACCTTTATCTCTTTTACCTGCAATACTAAATGCAGAACAAGGAGGTGAACCATCTAGTATATCTAACTCACCTGGTCTGATACCTGCAGTATCTAAAAAATCAAAACCTGTTAAGTCTTTTATATCTTGTGGTAATATTTCTGTGTCAGGATAATTATCTTTATATGTTTGTCTTGCAGCTTCAACAAATTCATTTACTAATAATATTTTACCACCTGCAAGTCTGTAACCAGTTGATGAACCACCACCGCCTGCAAATGTAGATATAACTGTAAACTTTTCTTGTTTAGATGCTTCAATAACATCTTTCATAAAGTACTTCTTATACAAAAAAATTCTCCAACGAAGTGTCACCATTGTAACATACTTTCCAGTCTTTGTAAACCTCTAACATGCGATTTCTTTTATTAAAATTTATTTTATTATTATTTAGCAAAGTTTCAAATAGGTTTGCTATACCACTATCTAATTGTAAATTTAAATGATTCTTAACTTTACCAACTTTATTAAAGTATGATTTAAAAGCATCTCTGACCATATGTTTTTGATATGGTTTATTTAATTCGTGCCAATTATATTTGTAGAAATATTTTTTAACTGATTTATCTAAGTATGGTGTTACAAATACTTTCTTATGTTTATCTGCAAGTTTCTTATGTTGTAAATAACCTGCACGATTTTCTCTCTTAAAATAATCGTTTCTAAATTGGTCAAACAATGATTTAGGTTCTTTAAAATGCATACAAGCCTTTTTACTTACACCATAATAACCATCTGCTGCCCAACCTGATAATACATACTTTTCTTTTATCCATTCATAGACATATAGAAAAGGATATACACATTCAAAATGTGTTTTCTTTTGACAACCGTGTTTTAATAATCTTTTAAAATCATCTTCTAAATTAGCAACTGGTACATTAACACCAACAAAAGGCCAATTCATTATTTTACATATTTCTTCTGCTTTTGCAAAATCATATGATGGGTTATTATCAAGTTGAAAACTGTAGCATGTAATCTTTTTAAAAGCAAGATGTGCAGCAAAAGCAACTGATATTGAGTCTACGCCACCAGATAAAAGTACAGCTACTTCGTGGTCTGGTGCTTTTTGTTCTATGTGGTCTATAAGTAATTTAGCTATCAAAAGAAATCCTCCAATGTTCCTTGAGTACCATAAGTTCTATCAATACTCCACTTGATTGTGTTTAATATTAAAGTTAAAGGTTCAACAAAAACTTTCTCAAACTGTAATTCGTAATCTACAAAATTGTGTATATCAAACTCTTTAGGTAATTTAGTAATGTAAGTAATTACATTTGAAGTAAATGGGTTTGGTTGTTTAAGATAAACAAACTTAATCTTATCACCTTCTTGTATCAAAGGATACTTGTTAATAAGTTTGTTTTGTTTGATTTTGTGATTGTAAATCAATGCACCTTTGATATGCATAGGTGTTGATTTTTTAAATGTTGTACCACTGTCAAAATATTTTGATAAACCATTGACAGACCTAGGAAAAGAAATAAGTTCAGGATTAACTTTGAGAAAACTTTCACGAAAGGTTCTAACAAATTGATTAAGTTCTTTTTCGTCTTTAGTCATAATAAGTTCAAGTGCATCTTTAATCTTTTGTCTACACATTGATGGTGTTGAAGACTTGACTGCTTCAATACCCATCATCTTTAATCTAGCTTGTTTGTATGAAACACCTTCACTATCCCAAACATTAAGAATATATCTTTTCTTCGCAACCCAAATACCTTTGTCAGCAATAACTTCTCGTTTCATAAACATCTTATTTGCAAATGCGTTTGTATATGTTTTTAGTTCATCATAACTTTTAGAAATAAAAGGTTCAATAGATTCTTTAGCAACCTTATCTAGAAAGTTTATCGTCTTTGTTAATGCATTGTCACTCTTAATAGTTTTCTTTACAAGTTCTTCCATAGTCAGATAAACAGAATCAGTATCAGATGCAATAACATAATCATCATCTGTTTTTAAAACTTTATTAAGATGATTGTTTAGTTTGTTTTCTATCCAACGAATGGATAACTGGCCAGACTTAGTGATACCTTCTGCAATAGCTTTGTCATAATAACGAAACCATTGATTACCAATAGCACCATAAGCAGAGTTGAGTGATATCTTTCTAGCCATCTGAATATTATTAAAACGACTTATTTGTTTTTTATACTTTTCATCTTTTGTGTTTTCAAATTCTTGTTGTGCTTGTAACATCTTCTTCTTGTAGATAACTCGTTCATTATATAACTGTTCCATCATCGCAGGTAAGAATCCTTGTTTGTCAGTACGAAACAAAGCACCATTAGGTGTCATAGTTGTTCTATCAGGAATGTTTAATTTAACACCTTTTAACATATCATCAACAGTAATATCTTGATGTTTACTTTTTAATAATGTTTCTGGTGAAAGATTATATTGCATAATCAAGTGAGGATATAGAGAGTTTAAATCAAAAGATACAACCCAATTATGTAAACCAGTAAGAGGTTCTTTTACATATGCACCTTCATATTGTTCATTCTTACTATGTTTAGACTTTTGTGGTATAACAATCTTTCTTTTTCTCAAGAAGTTGTATATCAAAATATCCCAATACTTAACTTGGCCAAAGACATCAGTATAATTAACTTTACCTTCATACGCCATAGTCAAAGCCAAATCAATAAGACCCATTTTATCTTCTAACTTATCAACGATTTCCACATCTTGAATATTATAATCAATAAAAGATTGAAAGTCATTTTCATACCATTCTCTAAATGTTTCGTATGGGTTTTCATCTTTTTTCTCACCAAGTTCTACTTGAGCAATATAATCAAGTTTATATGATTCTTGTTTTGTATATGTAAACTTTTGATAAAGTTGTAAATAATCATATTGTGATACACCCATAATGTCATACATCAAATGATTTCTACCCATAGAATATATCTTACGCGAAGATACATTACCCCAAGGTGACAACTCTTTCATTTTACTTTCACCACAGACTTGATTGATTCTGTTTGCAAGATAAGGTATATCAAAGAAGTCAGTATTCCAACCAGTAACAACATCAGGATAATTCTTTGTCCAGAAAGACATAAACTCTAGAATTAAATCGTGTTCGTTAGGACAACGAATATAAGTCACATCATCTCTAGTATTTTTGTAAGGTTGAATACCCCACACTATAATCTTTTTAGATTGATGATTCTTAACTGTAATTGATAGTAAAGGTTCTATTGCAGATTCAGGATTAGGAAAACCATTCTCACATTGAACCTCAATATCAATAGTAACGATTAATAGTTTCTCAATATTCCAGTTGACTTTTTGTGGAAATGTGTCTGATATGTAAGTATATGCAAATCTATCTAGGCCGTGTACAAGATGAGGTTGACTTTCATATCTTAACAGAAAGTCTTTTGCATCTTTAATACAATCAAACTTGTAGGGTGTAACATATTTGTTATCAAGTGTAGACCAGTCTGTCTGTTTCATTACAGGAACAAACAAAGTTGGTTTGTACTTAACACGAAAATTAACTCTTTGATTGTTATCTACACCACGAACCAAAAGATAGTTACCCCATTGTGTAACATTTGTATAAAAATCCATAAACTAATTATATCACATAAAAATTAAAAATCAAGTCCAATATTCTCTATTTTTGAAATCATTTAGTATTTTTTCTGTAACGCTTTCACCTTCAACTATTTTATCTATAGCTCCAAAACCTGGCATACTATTTATTTCTATGAATATTGGTTCGTCTTTTTCTCTATCTTTACCAGGTATGAAATCAACACCAGTTAATTTACCACCAACTAAATCTGAAGCTATCATACATTTTTGTTTTTCTAATTCTGTTAATTCTAAAAATTCTGTATCTGCTCCTAGTGATGCATTACTTCTAACATCACCTTTCATTTCCATTCTTTTCATAGCACCAAGTATTTTACCATTACAAATTATTGCTCTGACATCAAACTCTTTTTCAACAAGTTCTTGTACCATTAAATCTATTTTAGGATTTAATAAACTTATCATTTGTACAAAAGAATGTAATGACCTTTCACTCTCTGCTACGACAACACCAACACCTGTCTGACTACCACTTGATGATTTTAGTATTACAGGATATTTCAATCCTAATTCTTTAACAGCTCTTTTAGCATCATCAGAATAACTAATCGCCTCTTGTTTGGGTATTCTTAAATTATTAATTTTAAATAATTCACCAGTAAAATATTTACTTGAACATATATCCCAAGTTTTAACAGATGGTACAGCAACAAATCCTCTTTTTTCTAAGATTGACACAATATCAACCCATCTTCTATTACTAGTATAACCCATAGTACCAAGACCACGCGTAAATAATAATGTGTTTTCAGGATTTATTTCTATAGGATTTTGATACTTTTTAGTGCCATCTTCTTCTGGTGTGACAGCATAACCATTTTCATCAAACTCTAAAGAGTTGAGAAATACTTTATTGTTTTTCTCTGTAAGATATAGACCAGTCCATTCAACATCAAATATTTTAATACCAACTTTTCTAGCAGAGTCTTTAAGTAATTTAAAGTCTGGTCTACCTTCTTTACCGACATCTCTTACATTGTCAGCTGAATTATTAAATACTATTAATTGATATGGTTTTTTATTTTCGTCTTCTTCAATAAATTGTCGTAATGGTTTCATTCAAATAATTTTTCTTGTTTATCTGTTGGAAAATGTTTTTTGACAGCATTCAATTTATCTTCTGCATCTGCTAATTTTTTAATTTCACTATCTACTGCAGCAACAATGTCAGGATGGTCACCAATACCAGCTGGGTGCTTATCGTAGATATCTAGATTAGCCTTTGCAGAAGCGATTTCTGCCTCATATTTCTTTTCAAGTGCTTTCATTATTTTCATTTTCGTCCTTCTTTTTACCAATATTATATTTTGGTTCTAAAATCCATTCACTCTTTTCTTTAAAAGCAATAATCTTTATTTGTGACAATGGTGCTTTAAGTTCAGGTTCGTTTTCAAAACCAACTAAACCCCAATCTTTTAAAAGACAAGCGATAGAGTTTCTTCTACCAATATCATTTTCTG